AGCGTCACCCTCGCGCCTGCACTTGAAATACCCTAACCGTGTATCCGCCAAGTCGCTAGACGCTAGGCGGTATACCCGGCTTTTAGGGTATTGTCAAGCACCCCTGCCCGAACTACCCTAACAGCAATTAGGGTACCCGGAGGGTAATGAGGGTAGCACGCATAAGTAGCATCAGCCCGCCTTTGCAAGCGTAAGTGCAGACGCCCAGGTTTCATCAATAACCGCCCAGCCTTCCTCGGTTTTCTGGATGGCGTCGGCATTTATCAGCGCACCTATCAGTCGGTCGGTATATGCCGGGTTGAGATGATTGACGATTGTCCGCGCAGCCAGCCCGTCGTCGGCTAGTTTGGCCTCCAGGCTTTTTCTTGAGACAAAGGGCCGCACCCCAAGCATTTCTGCTTCTGATGCCCACCACGCCCGCTCGAACGTCTTTCTGTGGCGATCCAGGGCGCTGCTTTGCTTGCTGCCTCCGCCCGATTCGGCTGGAGCGTCGGTCTGCTCGAATACGGCGGACGTGACCTTATCTCCGTCTTCATCGAACCAGCCAGCAATCTCGACGGATGTCAGGACGCCGTGGATTGGCTCGGCCAGTTCAGCGTCCTTGGACTTGCGCTGGACCACTTCCATCGGAGCATCGTCAGACGGCGGCACTACGGATATTTCGATGTCCAGCGCACCTTTCCATGCTGATGATCCCCTTGCCCTGTGCTGGGCCTCCGCAGCGACGCCTGTGTGGTGAACTAGGACCACGCTGCAACCGAACTCCTCAATGATGGATCCGCACGCATCGAGCATGGTCTTGGCGTCCTGCGCGCTGTTCTCATCGCCCTGGAGAAAACGATGCAGGGTATCAACCACGACGACTGATGGAACGACGCCCAGCGCCCGGATGGCCTCCACTGTCTTCTGATATCCCGCTGGGCTGTTCAGGTCCAAGCCGTGCCGGGAAAGCCACATATTCAGGCTGCCGACGCCTCGGTGCTGCTTCCATGCGGCGACCCGGCCTCGCAGTCCGTGATGTCCTTCACCGGCCAGATATACGACCGGACCTGGGCGGACTTTGTGGCCGTTCCATTCTGGTATGGCCTCGTTCGATGCGATAGACAGCACCATATCGAGCGCCAGGAAGGTCTTCCCGGATCCTGATGGCCCATGCACCATGATGAGCGCCTCGGACTGTATCCAGCGCTTTACGAGCCATTTGATCGGTGCAGGCTGGGCGGCGAAGTCGTCGGCTGGGATCAACCAGTCATCTTGGGGTGGGAACAGGATGGCCATTAGATCATGGCCTGCCAGAGCATAGTCGTTAGCATCGCCAAGTTCAGGAGGCATGACGATCCTGGCGCCATGTTTAGCCGATGCCTCGTCGGCTTTATTCCGCCCGACGCCGGAGGCATCGTTATCAGCCACGACCACGATGTCCTGGGTCGCCCCGTGTCGCTCGCGAAGCTGGCGAACGACTTCTGGGAGATTGTTGGCGCTGTATGCCACCACCACCGGCCTATTCGACACCTCGTGGATGGTCGCCGCTGTCGCAAAGCCTTCTGCGACGAATATCGTTGAGCCGTCCAGGTCGCCTAATGTCCAGGAACATCCCCGCGTCGCAGCGCCTGGATGATAGCGCTTGTCCTCGCCGATATATTGGAGGGATGACAGCTCACCATCGGGTCCGAATAGCGGCACGATCAACCGGCCATCTCCGGTCGTTCGAACACCGTGCGGCCTGATACCTTTGCGAGCGAGGTACGGATGATCCGGCGATGCGCCTGTGGCATCCCGCCAGATGGCCTGGACGGTATCTGCCGCGACTTCCGCCTTGCGTGTCCTCTCCTCGTCACGTCGCGCCCTGGCCTCGCTCTGTCGGCGTACAATCGACATATGCTCCGCAGCGGTCATGTCCCGGCCTATATCCGCCCGGAAATTGCAGTCGATCTGATCGCGCCAGCAACCGAAACGACCGGCCACTGGTTCATCTGGAAAGGCGACGTACCAGCCTGAGTCGTCCCGCTTGCGGCCTTTGGTCGAGAACCGATGCAACTGCCCGTCGATCCTGATCTGGGCGGGAGGCTCGATCCCTGCGGACCTCATGGCATCTGCAAGCTGGAGTTCAGGCGGATCAATGTGAGGCGTTGATGGCGCAGTGAATGCGCCGCCGAATATGTTCGTGATGTCAACCATCGGTCTTGATCCTTTCGCGAGCCAGTCTCGCATAGCCTTCGATGTCGAGCCAATGGTCAGGCTCATTCGGATTGCCTGCCAGGATCCGGGCCAGCTTACTGGCGATCATATCCAGGCTCTCGGCGTGCGAATCGCTCAAGACCCCGCGTCGCTCACGAAATATCTGTCGCAGACTCTGTGCGAAGTACGCGACCTCGCTGAAATCGCCATGAGTGTTCGCCCGTTGCTCAAGCACATCTTTGATATCAGTCATCAGCCCTAATCTCCCCGCGCGTCAGAACCTGGATCTGATATTGCCGCAGCATCGGCGGTCGTTCGCCCCACTTGTAGACGCTGTGCGGCCATATCCGCAGCGCATCTGCCAGCGCCTTGACCGATCCGAAATGGTCGATTGCTTCCTTGGTCGTCATATTTTTTCCCTCCTGTTGATATTTTTTGGACACTAGGTGTTGACGCCAGCGCGGTCAACCCATATATTCCTAATACAGCGAACGGAATCACCCGACCGCTGGAACTGGAGATGCATAATGGCGCAGATCAAAAACCGCTTTACCGACGAAGTTATTGCAGAAGGCGATACCGTTCACGAGGCCGCTGAAAACAACCGGGCCAACCTCGACCGGGCTAACCTCGACTGGGCCAGACTCAACGGGGCAAACCTCGACTCGGCTAACCTCGACTGGGCTAGCCTCGCCGGGGCAAACCTTGATAGGGCAAACCTCGACTCGGCTAACCTCGACTGGGCCAACCTTGATAGGGCAAATCTCGACGGGGCAAACCTCAACCGGGCCAGCCTCAACGGGGCCAAGGGCGTTGTAATGTCAGGCACCAGCCCGCGCGGCTATTCGCATTGGGCGTGGATCAAGTCCGGCGCAATCGTTTATCGCGCTGGATGCAGGGAATTTCATAGCGCTGACGATTACCGAGCGTTTTACTCCGCTGCGGGTTACGCCGAATCACATGGGGCGCTTTCTGCGGCTGTGTCTCTCGCGCTCTGTGAAATGAACATCGACCTGGCGGGCAAACTTCTCGATAAGAAGTCCTGGACATGAAGCGCAAAAAACCCGAAGCCCCTATTGCCATTCAACGTTCGCTGGCGATCCTTCACAGAGCGGCGCGCTTCCATATGGACCGGGCAGACAGCCTAGAGGCTGAGGCCAAGCATGAGCGTGAAAGGGCGTCAAAGAGACAGCGCGCCAGCCGTGAAATGTATCAGCACTTACAAGCAACACTGCGCGGAGAAGCCCAATGAGCAACGAAATCTTTACACACAAGTTCTTCGGTTGGCTTGAAGCCGAGGCCCGTAGGCATGTCAACCCGGATGGTTCCGAAGGCGCTATTGTCGCGGTGACGGCACGGATTGCGAAGGGCTTAATACTAAGCGCATTGATAGAGATTGGCCCTTACGCGAAGATCGGCTCCGACGCGTATATCGGCCCGCGCGCGAAGATCGGCTCCCGCGCGTATATCGGCCCCCACGCGAATATCGGCCCCCGCGCGTATATCGGCCCCCACGCGAATATCGGCCCCCGCGCGTATATCGGCCTCGGCGCGTATATCGGCGACGGCGCGTATATCGGCGACGGCGCAAGGATCGGCCCCGGCGCAAATATCGGCCCCCGCGCGTATATTGGCCGCGACGCGAACATCGGCCCCGGCGCGAATATCGAAAAGGGCGACTGGTTTATGTCCATCGGGCCCATTGGTCCCGAGGGCAGGCACACCACCATTGTTCATAAGTGTGGCGTCGGATTACGTTTCTGGACCGGCTGTTTCCAAGACAAGACCGTCGCCGAGTTCCGCGCTGCCATAGCCGAAACCCACGGCGATAAC